CTCCCTGTCCATCACCAACTCCTGGAGTTCACTCAAACTCACGTCCATCGAGTCAGTGATGCCATCCAGCCATCTCATCCTCTGTCATCCCCTTCTCCTCCTGCTCCCAATCCCTCCCATCATCAGAGTCTTTTCCAATGAGTCAACTCTTTGCATGAGGTGGCCAAAGTACTGGAGTTTTGGCTTCAGCATCATTCCCTCCAAAGAAATAAAGGGAAGTGAATATGATGTTTTTTTTCACTTGCTTAAAATTGCTAAAGAACAAAAATGTAAAGTTCACGGATTAGGATTTACAAGAATTGAGGGTCTAAAAAAATATAAATTTTACTCTGTTGATTCAACTGCTTGGCTTTATGGAAATAGAGGAGGGTTTTTATATTTATTTAAAAATAATACATTAACAAAAATACATCCAAAAGGAAAAAGATTAAAAGGAAGAATAGCAGCAACACATAATTTTTGTGAATGGTTAAAATTTTCTAAATATGCAGAATTAAATTTATAAAAAAATGAAAAAAGCAATAGTATTATTATCAGGTGGGCAAGATTCCACAACTTGTCTTTATTGGGCAAAAAAACAATTTACCGAAGTTTTAGCAATAGGATTTGATTATGGTCAAAGCCATATACAAGAATTAACACAAGCTAAAAAAATCACAAATCAAGCATTTGTAGATTATAAAGTATATGATGCAAAGAATCTTCTTGCACAATCATCACTAATAAATCATAGCGACCATAATAAAGAAAGTTATTTAGATAGCAATTTACCTGCAAGTTTTACATCAGGGAGAAATATTTTATTTTTAACAATCGCTGCAAGTTATGGTGCTGAAATAGGAGTTAATGATTTAGTAACAGGTGTGTGTCAAACAGATTATAGCGGTTATCCTGATTGCAGGAAAACAACTATTGATGCCCTACAAACCACATTAAGCTTAGGAATGGGTGCAGGAGATTTTAGAATCCACACACCCTTGATGTATATTAATAAAGCACAGACCTGGAAAATGGCAAAAGATTTAGATATATTAGATGTTATTATAAATGATACTATGACCGATTATGATGGAGATATGACAAAAAATGAATGGGGTTATGGAAATAAAAATAATCCTGCCACAGAATTAAGGGTAAAAGGATATTATGAAGCTAAACAAAAAGGTTGGATATGATAATTGAAAAAAAATATTATTTCTACGCAGGACATAGAAACAAACACGCAGGGGAGAAATGTGCAAGACTACACGGTCACACCTACAATGTAGTATGTCAATTTGAATTTAATGATATATTAACCGAAGCAGGGGTAACTGTTTTATTCAGCGATATAGATAAATCAGTAGAACCTATAATAAAATATTACGATCACTATTTTTTACTATACGAGAATGACCCTTTCTGTAAAATTTTAGATGACAATAATGAGCCATATAGAAAACTCCCCTTTGAAACATCTGCTGAAAATATGGCAATGCACTTATTTGATAGAATATTGAATGAAACAAAGTTGACAATTAAAAGAATAGAATTTCAAGAAACTAAATCAAGTAAAGTGATATATAGTGGATAGCTTAAGTATTAGTGAAGTTTTTTACTCCATACAAGGAGAGGGTAAGACTATGGGCATACCATCAGTATTTGTGAGATTAGGGGGTTGTAATTTATTGTGTGGTGGAATGGGAACGCAATTTGATAAAAAACTGCATAATGGTGCAGAATGGAGGTGCGATACGATTGAGGTGTGGATGGTAGCTAATTCTATAGAGGTAGATAAAATTTTAGATGATGAATGTGAATATGCAATAGAAAATAATGCTCATTTAATCTTAACAGGTGGCGAACCTTTAATACAACAAAAGAATGTCGTTTCATTTATTAAATATGTAAAGGAGAATATTAATGAAAATGTATTTGTGGAGATAGAAACAAATGGAACGATTGAACCAAACGAAGAAATGAAACAGTTAGTTAATTTGTTTAATTGTAGTCCAAAATTAGCAAATAGCGGAAATGACTATAGTATGAGGTTTAATATTAATGTTATTAAAGCATTAAATAAATTAAATACGATTTTTAAATTTGTTATTAATACCAAAAAAGAAATAGAAGAAATCAAAAAGGATTATTTTAATATAATTGATAGAGGTAAAATTTGGCTAATGCCTGCAGGAGAAAATATTGATCTATTAAATGAAAATAAAAAGGTGGTTGTAGAACTCGCAAAACAATATTGTTTTAACTTTAGTTCAAGATTGCATATAGAAATTTGGAATAAAAAAACAGGTGTATGAAAACTTTTATAGATTGGAACGAGATATTTGAAAGAGCAGATAATATAAGAAATAAATATGCTATGAATACTAAATATTGGGGAATACCAAGAGGCGGACAAGTGGTGGCAGGAATACTTGGAAATGCAGTTGATAAAGTTGAGTATTGTGATGTTATAGTAGATGATTTAATTGATAGTGGAGATACGGTTAAAAAACATTTAAAACACAATAAACCAATAGAGGTATTAATTGATAAAAGAAAAGAGTATCAAAAAAAATGGTTAGTATTTCCTTGGGAAACTCACGAGGGAGATATTGAAGATAATGTTACAAGAATATTACAATATTTTAACGAAGATCCAAAACGAGAGGGATTACTGGAAACACCAAAAAGGTATATAAAGTTTTTTAAAGAATTTTTAAATCCACCTGCTTGGAAATTCACAACCTTTGATGGAGAGGGGTACGATAATATGATAATCCAAACTAATATTTCCTTTTATTCTTTGTGCGAACATCATATAGCACCCTTTTTTGGTGAGGGTCATATAGCATATATACCAAATAAAAAAATAGTTGGTTTATCTAAATTAGCAAGGACACTTGAGATGTTTAGCAGAAGATTACAAAATCAGGAAAGAATTACAACACAGGTGGCACAATATTTACAAGAAAAATTAGATCCTAAAGGTGTAGCAGTCGTTTTAAAGGCGAAACATCTATGTATGGAAATGAGAGGTGTGAAAAAGCACGACACCTATACTACAACCTCTAAAATGATCGGGGTTTTTTATGATAGTGATATTTGTAGAGCAGAATTTCTTCAATTAATACAGAAATAAATAGTTTTATGTAATTTTGTCAAATGAAAGCTAACAAAACTGAACACTTAAAAAAGGCAATAATCCAAGCACTTGAAAAATCTTTAGGGATTGTAACTACTGCCTGTAAACAGGTTGATATAAGTAGAACAACTTTTTATGATTATTTAAAAAAGGATGAAGAGTTTGCCAAGCAGGTAAAAGACATTGAAAATATAGCACTTGATTTTGCAGAAAGCCAATTACATAAACAAATACAAGAGGGTAATACCGCTGCTACTATATTTTATTTAAAAACAAAGGGTAAGGGTCGTAATTATATTGAACGACAAGAAATCATACACAATGGATCAGTAGAAAGCACTTTAATTGAATGGAAACCACCAAAAGAAAAATCGAACAACGATGCAACAGACAATTCTACGATCTAATAAGATCAAAGAAAAGGTTTAAATGTCATCAAGGGGGAACACGATCAGGTAAGACTGTTGCTATCTGTCAGTATTTAGTTTATTTAATAACTACCTCAAAAACTCCTTTGGTTATATCGGTAATTAGAAAAACATTACCTGCCCTCAAAGGATCGGTGCTAAGAGATATGACAACAATTCTTGAAGATACTGGTATTTATTATTTAGGTATTCACAATAAAGCGAATAACACATTTTCTTATAAAAATCATTTAATCGAATTTTTAAGTGTTGATGAACCACAAAAAATAAGAGGTAGGAAAAGGAATATCGCTTTTTTAAATGAAGCCAATGAACTTAATATCGAGGACTTTAGGCAAATAAATATGAGAACTATAGATATGGTAATAGTTGACTTCAACCCATCAGACCCAATACACTGGCTTTACAATGATCTAATACCACGAAAAGATTGTGATACTTGGATAACTACCTATAAGGATAATACTTTTTTAACTAAAGATTTAGTTTTTGAGATAGAAAGAATGAAAGAAAAAGATCCTGATTACTGGCGAGTATATGGAGAGGGATTAAAGGCAATATTTAGTG